CAGCTCGTCGGTGAACGCGCCGGCAGCCAACGCGAGAACGCCGTGTTTGGTTCGGCCGCCGGGTTCTCGACCGCCCCGTACGTTCCGCCGTACACGAACGGCCGCCGCACGTCGCGTCTCGGGCACTGCCTCGGCAAAAACGACACCTGCATGGCTTACGTCATCCAGGACACCGACCTGTGCTACTTCCACACGCCTGACGCGGATCTGCCCGAGCCGCCGCTGCCGGCACGCAAGGCCAAGCCGTGAACCTGCAGGACCTCCGTAACTACATTCGCATGCAGTTGGACATGGACGACGAAGAGCTGCCCAACGCCATGCTCGACTCGTACATCTCCGAGGGCTACACCCGGATGATGTCGATGGAGAACCGCTGGCCCGCCTTCGAATCGCGTTGGACGCAGGCCAAGATGGCCGGCACCCCGGACGTCACGCTGTCGCCCGACTGTGACCCGGCCGGCATCTTCTCGGTGATCGACGGCGACAGCGGGATGCGGCTCGTGCAGGTCGCCAACGAGCAGGCCGAAGACAACTTCTCCCAGATCGCCACGACGACGATGCCCGTCTACTACACGCTGTGGGGCGGGGTGCTCAGACTGTGGCCCGACCCCGACTCTGACCGCACCGTCCACATCCGCGGCTACCGCTACCCGGGCAACTGGATGCTCGGCGGTGCCGGCGCCGAAGTCGACGCCGACCCCCGCCTGCACGTCCTGCTCGCCCACTACGCCATCGCCTTGTCCTACGCCCAGCAGGAGGACGAGGTGCTGGAAGACGTCTACATGAAGCGGTTCCAGGCCGGGTTCGCTGCAGCACGCAACGCCATCTGCAACCCGCGCCACAACCGGCCGCTGCTCTACGCCGGAGGCCTGCCGCTCGGTGGCCTCGGCTCGCAGAATGTGGCTTGGGCGTCACCCCCGGTGCACTTCTGATGTGCGCGAATAGGTTGGACCCGATCAACCTCGTCGACTTTTCGGCAGGCTTGAACACACGCGCCTCGCCGTTCCAGCTGGCCGAAAACGAGACACCTGAATCGTTGAACGTGTCCGTCGACCGCCTCGGCGGCATCTACTCGAGGCGTGGCTGGGATCTGTGGTCGTCGAACGACCTGTGGCCCGACCCCGACACCTGGGACCCGCGGCGCGCCTACATGCATTCCCTGTCCGACAACACCGACGTCACCTACGTCGCCGCCAACGGCACCGTCCTCGGATCCGCCGGCACCGCCGACCTGCTCGACCTGTTCATCCCCTGCAGCGCCGGCACCCACCTCGCCGACTTCGCCTCCGTCGGCGACGTCGTCTACATCGCCTGCGGTCGCGAACTGCAGGGCTACAAGCGTGACGGCATCAACGTCCCGACGGCGTTGACGATCGCCGGTGCCGGCCAATGGAACGACGACTACACCAACCCGATCGCCGGGGTGATGCCGAAAGCCGAACTCGTCGAATCCCACGCCGGCTACCTGTTCGTCGCCAACCTGGAAGAGGACGGCGTCGATGCGCCGAACCGGATCCGCTGGTCACATCCCACTTCGGCCGAAGACTGGTCGCAGGCCGACTACATCGACATCGCCTCCGAAGGCGACCGCATCACCGCCCTCATGTCGTTCCAGGATCATCTACTCGTGTTCAAGTCGGACAGCATCTGGGCGATCTACGGCTACGACGCCGACTCGTGGCAGATCATCAAGAAGGCGACGACGTCCGGGGCGCCCGGCCCGCAGGCCGTCACCCGTTCCGAGTCGGCCATCTTCTACTTCTCCGGTTCCGACATGGGCGCCGTCTACGCCTACGGCGGCGAGATGCCCCAAGAGATCTCGTCGCAGCTGCGTCGCTCGTTCGGACAGATCACCCGCACCGACCTGGTCTGGGTCGGCTGGCTGCGCCGCAAACTGTGGGTCACCGTCCCCTGGGACTATGACGGCCCGCACGACGATTCGACCGGGGTGTTCGTGTATGACCCGGGTGTCGGCGAGAACGGCTGCTGGATGTTCTACACGTCGGCGGCCGGCGGCCTCGGACCGTTGGTCGGCGGCTCCAACATCGACACCGCGGTGCGTCCGATGGGGGTGCTGCGCAACACCGACACGCCGCGTATCGTGCTGCTCGACTCCAACGAGGACGAAGCCGCCGACCTGTGGGATGTCGGCATGCTGCTCACCTCCGACGGTCACGCCATCGTCGCTTCAGGGGCGCCGGGCAAGCATCCGTTCCGCACCATCTACCGGACGCCGTGGCTGACCGCCGGCTGGCCGACCCGCAAAAAGTCGTTCCGCCGTCCCGACTTCATCTGCCGTCGCACCGGGATGACGCATGCTCTCAACGTGCAGTCGTACCGTGACTACGAGGAGGCGAACGCCCGGCGCCAGCATCGGCTGCAGATCGACGGGCAGGGCACCGCCGTATGGGGCACCTTCGAATGGACTTTGACGAACCCATACGGCCCCACGCCGGGCGGCACCCAGTGGGGGGCCAGCGTCACCGCCGGCAACAAGATTGTGCGCGGCGGCAGCTTCGGGCTGTGCAAAGCCGTCCAGGTGCGCATCTCGAGCCTCACTCCCGGGGCCCGCTGGGGGATCGACGCCATCGTCATGAAACTAGTAATGCGTAGGTTCCATTGATGAACATGCACCAGGAGTCCCTATGCCGCTGATCCTCCCCAACACCATCGTCAACGGCGAGAACGCCGACGCCGTCCCCGTCGAACAGAACTATTCGATCATCGAGTCGTACGTCAACAACGAGACGATCCAACGCGACGGGTCGGTGGCGATGCAGGCTCCGCTGCTGCTCACGGCCGGCGCCCCGACCGCCGACCTGCACGCCGCCAACAAAGAGTACGTCGACGGGTTCCTGCCGGTCGGGATCATGATGCCGTGGCCGTCACCGTCGGCGCCGGCCGGCGGACATTGGATGCTGTGCAACGGGGCCGCCCTCGCCGTCGCCGCCTACACCGAACTGTACGGGGTGCTCGGCACCCGCTACGGGGCCGGCACCGGCACCTTCCTGCTGCCCAACCTGACCGGGCGCACCATGTTCGGATTCGACTCGGCGCAGACCGCGTTCAACGCCATCGGCAAAGCGGGCGGCACGTTCAACGTGCCGGTCCCGCCGCACGCCCACCCGATGCCGCACACCCACACGATCGCCCACACCCACGAACATCCGCACACCCATTCCACCAACCCGGCGTCGGTGACGTCCGGTGCCGGCGGCGCCCACCAGCACAACGGTGACATCGCCTCCCACGGCACCGTCGGCAGCAACGCTTCGGTGCTGAAACTTCCCGGTGCCGGCGTCAGCGCCGGCAACGTCGTCGACATGTCGGCGACACACACCCACACCGTCGACATTCCGGCGACGACGAGCGCCCAACCGAACGAGGCGACGACCGGGGCCTCGTCGGCGGCCAGCACCGGGGCCGTGTCCGCGGCCAACACCGCCAACAACACCGACGCTTTGACGTCCAGCACGATCGACTCGACGATGATCCAGCCGTACGTCGTCGTCAACTTCATCATCCGAGTCCTGTGAGATGGCTGTAGACGCCGGCTACTACGAGGGGCAGCGCCGCGGGATCGAAGACCAGTACGCCGCCCAGATGGCGTCGAACACGTTCGCTCGCACCCTCGCCCAGCAGCGCGGCAGCCGCGACCTGAACCTGATGCAGCAGGGGTTCCGACGGCAGACCCCGAACTTTCTGGCTGGTTTCGCCCAACGCGGCTTCGGTGGCGGGGTGCGGTCCGGGGTGATGCAACGCTCGATGCAGAACTACATCGGTGATTTCACGCAGCAGTACGGGGCGGCGCAAAACGATCTCACCAGCCAGCTCCGCCAATACGACTTGACCGGTACTCAGCTGGGGGCGCAACGCTCCAACAGTTTCGCCGACCTCGAACTGGCGAAGGCGCGTGAGATCGCATATGCGGCGCAGAACATCGAGGCTCTGCGTCAATCTCTGGGAGGTGTCTGATGGCCAGCAGGAATCCGTGGGCGACCACCACGCCGCAGCAGGTGCAGAACTGGTCTCCCAGGAGAACTGCTGCCCCCGCCCGGCGCGGTCCCGTGAAGTCCACTGGGGCGCCGCCCACCTTCTACTCCCTGTGGCGGGCACCGACCGGGCTGCAGGACAACGCCGTCACCCGGGCGTTGGAACGGGTCGGCGGCAACGCCGTCACCAACGCCCTGCCCGCGGCACCCGCCGGGCCTGCCGGGCCCGGCGGTGGCAGCCGCTATGGCGGCGGCGGCGGCGGCGGCGGCGCCCCGGCGATCACCCAGGCGATGATCGACGCCATGGCCCAAGCCCTCGGAACGCAGGGCCCGCAACTCCAATACCAGAACCTGCCCGCCTTCCGCGGCCAGGCGTTGGGTGCGTTCAACCCGGCGCCGTACACGACTCAGCGCGGCCTCGTCGACCGGGCGTTGGCCGCCGACACCGCCAACTTCGCCACCAACCAGGCGGCCACCACCAACGCCGTGCAAGGCGCCTACAGCAACCCGTACGCCACCGCCCAAGTCCAGTCCGGGCCGGCCACCCCCGTCATGGGTGCCGGCCTGATGGCGACGGCCGGTGGGGCGGCCAGCCCGGACGCCGCCAACCAGGTGAACCAGGCCAACGCCCAGAATCAGGGCAGCTTCCAAGACCTGCTCTCCGTCCTCGCCGCCAACAGCCAGCAAGGACAGAACTCCCGGATGCAGCAGGTGGCGATGGACGCCAACTACGGGCGCCAGACCGCCAACGCCCAGGCGACCGGTCTGCGCGGCGGCATCGCCAACCAGCAGGCGCAGGCGCAGAACGCCTGGCAGCAGCAGGCGGCGGAACGCAACTATCAGAACCAGTTGATGGCCCAGCAGTACGCCGTGCAGAACGCGCAGGGACGTCAGGCGACGGCGCAGGCGAACTGGACCCAGCAGAACGCCAACTTGACCGCCCGGTTGCAGCCGATCCTCGACCTGATTTCCCGCAGCGCCGGGGTCAGCGGCCTCAACATGGCGCCGTTGATGGCGGCGCTGCGCGGGACCGGCGCCCGATGAGCAACGCCTACACGCCGGGCCTGGATCCGACGACGATGGCGATCATCCAGATGCTGCTCGCCCAAGGCGGTGGGGCCCCGCCGTGGCAGGGGGCGGCCGGCGCCGACGTGCTCGGCGGCCTGTCGCTCGGCTTCGAACCGAACGTGATGCAGCAGGACATGCTCGGCGGGTTCGCCCTGCCGCCGTCCGACCCGGACGACGTCGGCACGTTGGAGGATCAGAAGTCCCGT